TAGGTAGGAGGTGATTCTCAGTGAATCAGCACGAGGATAAAAAAGTTACGAAGATATCAGATGAAGTTATAGACAAAAGCACTGCACTAAAGAGAGTATCACAGGAACGGTTACAACGTGAGTTTGATTATATCCAGGCAGAAAAATTACTTAGAAAGATGCTCGAAAAAGGCTTAATAACTGAAGTGGAATTCAACAAGATAGACGCACTCAACCGCCAAACTTTCTCCCCTTATTTGGCAGAGATAATGCCCTGAAATCGTTGATATATAAGGGTTTCAGAGGTAATATGTGACCTACCAAGAAGGAGGTGAGAGGATGAAAAAGATAACGAAAATAGAAGGAAATCTTGCCAACTCTTTTATTAAGCCAAAAACACGAGTAGTTGCCTACTGCCGAGTCTCCACAGATAGTAATGAACAGCTAGTCAGCTTGCAAGCACAAAAGGCTCATTATGAGACCTACATAAAGGCGAACCCAGAATGGGAATATGCAGGCTTATATTATGACGAGGGAATCAGTGGCACGAAAAAGGAAAACCGCTCTGACTTGCTTAGAATGTTATCAGACTGTGAAACTGGAAGGATTGACTTAATTATTACAAAGTCCATCAGCCGATTTGCGAGAAATACTACAGACTGCTTGGAGATGGTTCGCAAACTGATCGGCCTTGGGGTTCATATTTATTTTGAGAAAGAAAACATCAATACGGGGACAATGGAAAGCGAGTTGATGCTCTCTATTTTAAGCGGACTTGCAGAAAGCGAATCGATTTCCATTTCAGAAAATACGAAGTGGGCCATTCAAAGACGATTTCAAAACGGAACCTTTAAAATTTCCTATCCACCCTATGGCTATCAAAACATGGATGGTCAAATGATAGTAATTCCTAAGCAGGCTGAAATTGTAAAGTATATTTTTGCAGAAGTGTTATCGGGTAAAGGTACACAGAAAGTTGCAAATGATCTTAATCAAAAGGGTATCCCTTCAAAAAGAGGTGGCCGTTGGACGGCTACTACCATTCGAGGAATTTTGACCAATGAAAAATATACTGGTGATGTACTTTTGCAAAAGACCTATACTGACAGCCATTTTAACAGGCACACCAATTACGGTGAGAAAAATATGTACTTAGTAGAAAACCATCATGAGGCAATTATTAGCCATGAAGATTTTGAAGCTGTAGATGTCGTTCTCAATCAGAGAGCAAAGGAAAAAGGCATCGAAAAGCGCAACAGTAAATATCAAAACCGATATTCCTTTTCTGGCAAAATTATTTGCTCGGAATGTGGCAGTACCTTTAAAAGACGAATTCATTCATCTGGAAGAAAATACGTCGCTTGGTGCTGTAGTAAGCATATAGGCAATATAACGGAATGTTCTATGCAGTTCATTCGAGATGAAGATATAAAGACTGCTTTTGTTACGATGATGAATAAACTCATTTACGGTCAGAAGTTCATATTAAGACCACTTTTGAATGGGTTACGTAACCAGAATAATGTAGCGAGTTTTCGTAGAATTGAAGAGTTGGAAACTAAGATTGAAAACAACATGGAGCAGAGTCAGATGCTGACGGGTTTAATGGCCAAAGGATATCTGGAACCTGCTCTGTTTAATAAAGAAAAGAATTCATTGGAAGCAGAAAGAGAAAGGCTTCTTGTCGAAAAGGATCAACTTACTCGTTCCGTCAATGGGAATTTTACAAAAGTTGAAGAGGTTGACCGTCTGCTTAAGTTTGCAACTAAGTCCCAAATGCTTACAGCCTATGAGGATGAGCTGTTTGAAAATTACGTAGAAAAGATTATGGTATTTTCACGAGAGGAAGTTGGATTTGAATTAAAATGTGGAATCACATTGAAGGAAAGGTTGGTGAATTAGATGGGTCACACACCCTATGGATATAGAATTGAAGATGGAAAGGCTGTTGTAGATGAAATAGCAGCAGAACAAGTAAAAGAATTATTTTCAGGATACTTGGCAGGACTTTCTTTGAAGGGTGCTACTAAAAAAGCTGGGATAGACTGCTACCATGCCACAGCAAGTAAGATGTTGCAGAACAAGCATTACTTGGGCGATGAATTCTACCCTCCAATTATTGATGAAGAGACCTTTGAAAAAGCCAGAGTAGAAAAACGAAAACGAGCAGAAAAGCTCGGAAGGATATGGGAGCCTAAAGATGAACCGGTAAGGGATTACCCTGTAAAGTTCAAAGTAAAACCTCTGGTGCAAAAATATGAAGATCCATACAAGCAGGCGGAATATGCTTACAGTCTGATAGAAAGTGAGGTGTAACAAGTGGCGGTAAGTAGGAATGTAACAGTGATTCCGGCAATTAAACGGGTTGGAAATAATAAAAATAGTGAAAGCAAACCCAAAATACGAGTGGCTGCTTACTGTCGTGTTTCAACGGATAGTGAAGAGCAGGCTTCAAGTTATGAAATTCAGATCGAGCATTATACAAAATATATTAAGAAGAACAAGGAATGGGAACTGGCAGGTATTTTTGCAGATGACGGCATCACAGGTACAAATACCAAGAAGCGTGAAGAGTTCAACCGCATGATTGAAGAATGTATGGCAGGAAAAATTGACATGATTATCACAAAATCCATCAGCCGATTTGCCAGAAACACGTTGGATTGCCTTAAATACATCCGTCAGTTAAAGGATAAAAACATCGCGGTATTCTTCGAGAAAGAGAATATCAACACCATGGATTCTAAGGGTGAAGTATTGCTGACCATCATGGCATCCCTTGCCCAACAGGAAAGTCAGTCCTTAAGCCAGAACGTAAAGCTGGGTATTCAGTATAGATATCAGCAAGGTGAAGTCCAAGTCAACCACAAGCGTTTTCTTGGATACACCAAGGATGAAAACAAGCAACTAGTGATTGAGCCAGAGGGTGCTGAGGTTGTTAAACGGATTTACAGAGAGTACCTTGAAGGTGCTAGTCTTTTACAGATAGCAAGAGGACTAGAAGCTGACGGTATCCTTACAGCGGCAGGCAAAGCCAAATGGAGACCGGAAACACTGAAAAAGATATTGCAGAATGAAAAGTACATCGGTGATGCCCTTCTACAAAAAACATATACGGTTGATTTCCTTTCTAAAAAGCGAGTCAAGAATAACGGCATCGTTCCCCAATATTATGTAGAAAATAGCCACGAGCCTATCATTCCACGAGACCTTTTTATGCAGGTTCAAGAAGAGATGGTTCGAAGAGCAAATCTTCGCGGTGGCAAGGGCTGTAAAAAGCGAGTTTACAGCAGTAAGTATGCTTTATCGAGTATTGTTTACTGCGGACATTGCGGTGATATTTATCGACGAGTACATTGGAATAACCGAGGTTACAAATCTATTGTTTGGAGATGCGTCAGCCGATTGGAGGAAAAAGGGTCTGAATGCACTGCCCCTACCATAAATGAGGAAACATTGCAGAAAGCAGTTGTTAAGGCTATTAACGAACTTTTGGCTAACAAAGACCCATTCCTCAAGGTGCTACAGAAAAATATAGCTACTGTATTTAATGGAGAAAATGATAATGCCACTGATGACATTGATAGCAAATTGGAAGAATTACAACAACAGCTTCTTATTCAAGCAAAATCCAAGAATGACTATGAAGATGTGGCTGATGAAATTTACCGCCTTCGAGAATTGAAGCAAAATGCACTTGTTGAAAATGCAGAGCGAGAAGGAAAAAGGCAACGAATCGCTGAAATGACTGATTTCTTGAATAAACAATCCGCAGAGTTGGAGGAATATGATGAGCAGTTGGTAAGGCGGCTTATTGAAAAAGTAACGATATATGAAGATAAGCTCACCGTTGAATTCAAGTCTGGGATTGAGATTGACGAAGAGATATAGAATATTAACCGCCAATTAAGGGCTAACACCCTTTGGCGGTTTTTAATGGATTTTTTTAATTTGAAAGTTGCTTAAAATGACTTATTGTGTTAGAATATATGATGATCCAAATAAGAATTTAGGAGGAACCGAAACTATGACAGCCTCAATGCGTTTAAGATAAGCTGGCAATAAAAAAAGCAGAATCTATCCCCGATGATAGGCTTTTTTGTTGTGCTTATTTATACGATATTGAGCATTC